TCATCGGTAAGAATTGAGGAGTTTTTCCTTTGCTTCCAGCTCTGAAATACAAAGGTTGAGTGTTCTGGTATTTTCATCTGCACGCTGAGCTTCACGCCCATATCGTTCAAGTGTTTCTCGTAGTTGTCGAGAAAGTTCACTGGCTTTGTCTTTTTCAACTCGGCAGGTATTGGCGTTATCGGTACTTGCAACTTCTGTTTGCGTGGTACCGGTTGAGAGCTGCACCCTGTCAAAGTGATTAAGAACACGATCAAGCAAAGCATCTGTACGTATCGTATCATGCTGTTGTGCGTCATGATATATCTCCAACCTATTCTGCTGTTCATTGTCTGCTTGTTTACGCAGTTCAATATTTGTGGCCACATCCTTTTCATCTAATTGATTACCTGCAATCTGTTTACTCATTGCTTGGTTATCAAAATAAATACCGCCAGCAACAAAGCCAGCGGTAAAGGAAACAGCCAAAGCAATTAACACTATGACGGTTTTATTCATTAACGAACCCCATTGTGTTCTAATGAAAAATGATTGCCGTCAGGACGAGTTTTAAAACGCCCGCCCCAACTTCCACCTAATGATTCCCAATACTCACCCAGTTCTTTATAGTCGCTGGTGGCTGTAAGGTATTTGCCGTTAGCATCGAATAGATTGAAATCAACTGCTAAACGTTGAGTATGCAGACTGTTGCTAATACCCGATCCTTTCTTTGCATTTAATTTAGCTTGTTCTTCGGTACGATAAGCCTCACCAAACGTCAGCTTATATCCCTTCTGCTGAGCAAAGGTGATCAGCTTTGCAACCATACCTGTAAACGTATTTTGTTTATCGACTAATGACATATTCACCCCTTTATAAACTTGATGACATTGCCTTTACTGATCAACAACGTTGTGCAGATCAGGATATTGGCAAAGATGTTGTAGATATCAGCGTGATAATTAGGATCGAAGTAAGCGCGAATAGGTACGCTCGAAGAGTAAGCAAGAATGAGGAAAGCTAACCATCCACCTTTTTTACAGTGTTGTCTGCCGTCACGTTTAAAATAGAACACACGTAGAAATATGACGGTACAGATGATGGCATTAACAATAGTGAGCAATGTTTCGCATTTCATTGTTGCCCTCCTTGTTTCGGTATATCAGCCCTTCCATATGCTTTTACGCTTAACTTAACCACAAGCAAAGCGGAAACAAAAGCACCTACGGCATCGATATGTTCAATTTCGTATTGCTCCGGTTTCACACCGAAAAGACCAGTAACAGAAATAAAGATAGTTGCTGCGGGGCTAAAGAATATAAGACCACAAACGAAGCTTAGAAAGGCTAATACCGATCTACGTTTAAAGCTATATTCAGTAGCAGCAGTGGTAAAGAAGATGGCCCCCAACAGTGAGCCCATAACAACTTCTGCTGGAAGCCCTGCGAAGTAGCCAAGAAAAGCAGTAGTGCCGATCCCAGCCTTTGTGTAGACATCTTCTTGCATGAGTGTAGTACCAGTGATTAATGAGTAATCATGATACTACATAACCATTAAGATAGACAAAAATGCATAAATGATTAATCAGAAATAAATCATAGTTCCTTTCTACGTTGCCTAATTCTCTCTGCTAAGTTTCTACCTAATTTCACACTTGGTTTTTCAATAAAGTTGTATGTAATATAAGACATAACAAATGTTAAAATCATTAGTATGAAAAATAGAGTTGCCCCACCGCCATTACTATATATCCCAAAACTCCTAAAATAAATTGCAGTTAGTTTTTTAACAATCATGTGGTTTATGTAGAGAGAATAGGACATTTCACCCATCATAACCCAAAACGAAGAGAATTTTATATCTCTTGATTTTGAGAGAAACACTAGCGAACCAACAAGAAAAAATGAATATAGTCCCCACCTTTCCACTCCACCACCGCGATGATAACCTGATATGATTACACATACAGACAACCAAAAAATTGAAACTAAAATTACCTGTGGTATACGATTAATTAAATAAGATTCTTTTATTTTTAAGAAAAATTCAGCAATTATCATTCCAAAAATAAAATCATAAATAATTGGATTAGATAAAAATCTAAAATTATTAATAAATGAATCTGTTGGTAAGTCTCTAGTTATAGGATCTAATTGTAGAAAACCTCTAAAATAAAACTGAGATAAAGAGCAAATAGAAATAATTAGAAGTGTTGCTATGATTGTTCTATATTTATGACTTATTAAAAGTGATACACAGAATATAGCATAAAACAAAACTTCATAGGTTAAAGTCCAAGCTGGTAGATTAATGTTATATCCATACCATGGACCTATAAAATTATAATCAATTGGTATCAATAGATAGCTTTTTATTATATTAACCAATGAATAAGTTTCGTTTGTATTTAAAACTATTAAAAGAGTTAATGTTATAAAAAGTACTGGGTATAATCTAAAAAATCTTTTTATAGAAAATTCTAAAGGAGTGTTTTTTTCTTTATTTGTAGTTGAATATGTGATAATAAAACCACTAATAACGAAGAAGATATCTACTCCAACTTCCCCTAACCCGAAAAGTATATCGCCTAAATTTTTTTGTGCATATACGTCATTTAAATATTGCCTAAAATGAAAAGCAATAACAAGTAGAGCTGCAATACCTCTTAAAAATTGTATACTATCCAGCTTATTTGTCTTCACAATGTAACTCACGCTTTCATAAAATGTGCTTATTATAAGCACATTTATACGAAATTCATTACAAATGTTTACTTTATTATAAGCAAAGTCAATCTTGTGTATAAAGAATATGCGCTAGATGACTGACCTGCCTGAAATGTTATTGAAACTCCGTTTGGTGCTTTTGATTTTATTGTAACAGCTCCTAAAGACGCCTGAGATGCTGAATCTGTAACAAGATATGATTCTGCAGAAATAATCTTCCACCCATCAGGTGGCATTACAGTGGCAGTCCCATCGCTATTAAGTTGAGTTGATATATAATCTAGTCCAATGCACTTTCCTTTTCCAAGATATGTATAGCCACTTGGAATTAAATACGATGGAAGATAAGGATCGTTAATTGACTCTATGTTTGACCAGTATCCATTATTTGGATGTAATTTCCGTGATGAGCCAAAATAAATTTTTGTATTTTCAAAAAGTATTTTTGAATTTTTATTATCTGTACTACATAAAAATGTAGATGAGAAATTATCTCCACTCATATCACATGTAAAATTCTTTACTGTAACGCATGAAGAATTAAGTGAATAAAAATATGATTTATTTGTTTCTGGTAGTACGGACAACTCTGTGGCACCTGTCATCTCAGCCATTGCCTGAAATGCTCCGTGATTTCCAGTTGTATTTAAAAGAATTCCATCCTGAGTCCAGCTTTCACACATAGTTACAGTTGTTCTTGATGCATAAAGATGAACACCTTGCCACGCTTCGATTCCTAGCTGTGAAATGTCAATGCTATCACAATCTATCAGTGTAACAGCAACAGCCGTTTCATTCATATAATCATAATTTTTAAATCTCTCATTAACCAAAGCCCCTTCCACAAACCCATGAATTCTTGTGTATTTGCACTTTCTAAGAACAATGCCAAATGGCCCAGCATCAGCTTCAATTCTAATATCACATGACGTAACGGCTTCACCATCTCTTGGTGTGTATTCTGGTGATGATGAAACTGCATCTAAATACACAAGTTTATGATTTGAATCTCCTCTTACAGTTATTTTATTTCCCCATGTTACATACCCCAAAATACCATATTCATTACCACTGACAGTTATATCAATCTCAGCCTTAATAGCATTAAATAAGTGAAATCCTATTCTTCCTGTTCGTTTAGTAACCGAAAACCTTTCGGATTCTCTCTGTAATCTAAATCCCTTAAATACAACCCCTCTTACAAACTGATCATCACTACCAGCCACCTCAGCTTCCATAACTCTGACAATTGAATCAAGACCAAAATTTATATTATCTTGGTTTGTTTTTGTTATTGTTGTTCCACCAGTGTCAACCATTGTTCCATCAGAGCCGTACCATTTGCTATTAATTCCTAGCGATAAGTAATTTGTAGATCCAAAATGATAATTAGCATAATAAGGACAGCGTACAGGACATTTACCACGAGCATAATTATCAGCTGCTTGACACGCCGCCCAGTCAATACTTTGGTCTAGCGAAGTAACATGAGGATAGGTTTCCTGTGCTTCTGATAATGAATCAAAACGCTCTGACAACGGATGATATACCCCGTCACCGATAGCACCAAATTGTTCAGGTGTAACGAAATTAAGCATCTGCTGCAGATTACCGTTTGGTTGTACGCCAATCATTGATGCGCCAGTAGGTTTACCCAATTCAATCAAGACATCAGAAGCCGACCCACTCTCAGGTAAAACAGTGATTGGCTGACCATTATCATCAAACGCTAAAATTTTATTGGCGCGTTGTTCAGTGTTTGGTAACGCATTAATAGGCTTATCTTTAACTCGCAACGTCTTGCTATCAATATCCTTAATACTGTTATCAACATAGTCTTTATTTACTGCATCAGCACCCAACTTAGGCGATGCTAAATTAGCGATACGATTGCCTTTGGCATCATAGTAATTCGATAGATAGGTAGGCTTACGTAAGCTTAAAGAGAAAGTACCCAATGCTTTTTGAATTAACATCGTTAGATAATCAAAGGCATCTTCATGTACTTCTGCAAAAAATTTACCCTGATTACGTAAGTCAGTTTCTTGTACAACAGGTAAATCGCGTTCTAATAATATCTTCCAGCCTTGGGCTAAAGGTTTATTTAAAACCACCTTACCGCCATGATAGGAACCTGCACCAACAATAGTGTAATCAGTACCATTCTTTAATGTTTTTTCATTGCCGTCACTGTCAGCAACCACAACAATCAAATGCTTGCCTTCAAAGATACGGAAACGAAAATCAAAATCCGTTGTTACGCCATTACCTACATACTCTTCATGGCTTAGCTCAGTAGATACCGTCATTGCTCATCTCCTCTGGTGTTAATGAGGATATGATACGTTTAACTACAAAATATATCCATATTTGCAATAATGGTTATCAAATAAAAAATTAAATTAACCATTTAGATGAACATTTTAATGCATTTACATTATTATAGTTTACGTAATTATTTTCATTAGTGAGGACTTTAGCCATGGAAAAGAAGTATGAATACCCTGCACCAGCTAACTATCCAGATGTAGTGAATACCGATAAAGGGATTGAAAAGTTAATTACAAAATCAAACCTTGAAGCACTTTTAACAAAGATGGAAAGCGATGGTCATGATGTATCAGCTCCACTTGTAGAACTGATAGCAATGAGAAACTTTATAGTTCAAAAGATGAGAGGCAATAAAATATAATACCGTTAGTGGAATGTATTTTGTTTGAGCTTAAGAAGTAAAATAACCAGATAAGCATAAAAAATATTAAGCATCATAATAGTTATGATGCTTTTCTTTCATATAAAAAACTTGTTTTTATGTGAAGAGCAAAAATTCTGTTTACAGGTGAAAAATTGTGTATACTTGATAATATCAATCTTATTGGTTAACTTTTTATAGTGAACGAGGAGGTATTTATGTTTGGATATTTTTCAAGATATCGTTCAACACGTTCATCCACTCCTCAACAATCTAAAAATGTTGAAGTTAAAGCTTATGTTCGTGTTAGTAAGAGAGGTTCAGTGCATATTCCTTCTGATGAACTTGCCGAGTTACCAGAAGTTAAAAAAATGCAGAGAATGGCTCATTCCATAGTTTCTGACAACAGACAATAACACAAATTATAATAAGTAGATTTCCTCAGTAACATGCACTGCATGGAGGAGTATAGAATGTATAAATACAATGAAAATAAACAACTTGCAGTAGCAAGAAGAGCCATTGATATGGCTAGAAAGAGTAATTATGACTTTAATCAGGTAAAGATGAACACTGAGAAATCAAAGTCATTTTCAGATTTTCTTCACAAGGATATGAGTTCAAATTCCAATCATGAGTTCGTCGAATAATTATTGTGGCATTGTTTATCGCACTAAAAAATTTGCAGATGCATGCCTTAAAAACCCCGAAGGTGAGCAACTTTATAACGCTTTTAAAGATCATTGGTTAAAAGGCTACTCTCCTTTCTTCGGAAAAGATATTCTATTCGCCAGACCTGATGAAGCATTAACACTTCACATTAGACATAGCCATGCTGATTCTGGTCAATATGAGCCAGAGGATTCTAATAAACAACATAGCGCTAAAGAATCTTGTTGGAAAAAGTGGAAAGATGGATATGTTTATCGTGTTCCAACTAGTGACTCATGGCTAATTTATGCGGTCAATGAAAATCGTGATGCAATGGTTATGGACTATATCCATAAAGCTCATGAGGTAACGCAGTGCATTCAGTATATGGATCAATATATTGAAATCACTTATTCATTTCTGTCATATACAAAATGTAATCAAATGCCTTACGATGAAGATCCTTTCGATGATAAATGGTTAATAGAAAATCAAAATCAATAATTTTTTGATTTAAATTAACCAAAACATCTTGGTTATTTTCACAACATAACCATTTTGGTAATTTACAACCCCTTATTTATGCGCCATAGTGATATTACATCAGCAAAATCTGATGTCGGGATTGGCGTCCTGAATCTATCTAAACGGCGCATACACCGCGCAAGCGGTTTTTTTGTATGTGAAATACAACTACACCTATTCAATGGTGGGCTGTGTGGGGGCATCGAAAGATGCGCCAGTATCCGTTTAGGCTGGTACGCCAACCCCATATAGTTCACCACCAGTAATTGGCGTTGCTAGTGGTGATTACCCAAACTAAACGGAGTAATCATTATGACTAATCAGTTTCCTATCAATTTAAATCCTGAAATCGTTGTTAACAATAGAGGTCAAGCCGTTACCTCTTCTCAATCTGTGGCTGCATTCTTTATCAAGCGCATGATGATGTTCTAAAGAAAATACGCAACCTTGATTGCTCACCAGAATTTCATAACCGCAATTTTGCGGAGATGTCCATTAACCTAAAAATAGGCAATGGGGCCATGAGGAAAACACCATTCTTTCAAATGACTAAAAATGGATTTGTATTTTTAGTTATGGGATTTACTGGAAAGAAAGCTGCTCAATTTAAAGAAGCCTATATTTCCGAATTCGACAGAATGGAAGCCGAACTTGCAGAAGAACGTTATTTATCAATTGGTAATTCAACAGATAAAAAAGACCTCATAGCACTTGTCGATCAACTGCAACGCACCATCATGAAGGTGAGTTTATTCCTGCTGGGCAAGTTGCCAAAGAATATAGCTTTCCTCGCACTCGTAAAAATCGCATCGAATTACTGGATGATTTTATGCGTAACCCAAAGAAAGATGTTTTACACAATCTCCTCACCTACCTAAAAAAAGACGGTCACAACGTTGATGAAGCTGAAAGAACACTGCGTTGGGTTCGTGAATCACTGTTAGAAATGAATGGTGCAATACAAGAAATACGCGCACACCATCAATATGTAGAAAGTTTGATTAGTCGGTTATAGTGACAAGTAAGCACCAGTTTAGGCTGGTGCTTTTACTACTTTCTCTTATTTCTATATTCCAAAACTTGTACCAAAGCTGATTTGTATACCGCCTCATTTACTTTATTTAAAGTTGACGACTCGTTAAATGGAGTTTTCCATGTTCTTAGTGGCTTGCCTGTATCTTTAGTCATCTCACATCTGGTCATATTATAAAATGAGTATAGTGATGATCTTATTCTACTATCGCATGCATAAACGACCCCCCATGCAACATCACTAGCAGATGTTTGTTTATCCGTAAGCAGTGGTACTTTTTCTGATATACATTGATTTATTTTATTCAACTGTGTTCTATGATTAGTTTCTACCTTCACACACTTATTTAAATCATTTTTCAACTCACGGCTATCACTAGCTACTGCATTGCTGGTTATAAGTAATAATACACAACAATAAAACTTTCCTAATTTCATTTCATCTGCTCCTCAACCTGATTCAATAATGGTGACAAATAAAACAAGTTTTGGAAAGGTAATAGTTTGCGCACAGATCGCACTTCTCTATCATCAAACTCACCATTAAATACGCCAGATATGATATTTTTAATATCCCCACCCATATCAAAAGTAGGGCCAGCTAAAGACCATATGCTATTGCGACTCTGATAACGTGATGCTGGTGGTCCACCAAACATGGCACTCATACCATAAGTACCACCGCTAAGATTTTCAATCATGTTATTCGGCTCACCCAACCAGCCCATCATCCCTGACCAGTCTAAACCTTCTTTCACTAAGTTAGCCGGCTCGGTATTAATATCTCGTCCTGCCATTTTGGCTTTAAGAACATAAACAAGGGATCCAAGCGCTACCTGAAGTAATGCCCCATAGTAAAATGATGCATCACCTGATTGTATGCCTGAGACCAACGCTCTATTATGAGTAGCAAAGAAAAAGGTTTTAAACTGCATTACAATCTTACCTAGTTCGCTACTCATCATTAATGGTGTATCACCAATGCCCGGTGTGATCACAGTAGTTCTTACATCTTTTAATACTGCCGCTTGGAAAGTTTCACGCACAACACGATCATCCCATAAATGGCTATGTCCTGTTAACATGCCGTCTAAGTCTTCACCGTGTCGCCTAAACTGATCTGCTATACGCTTTAGCATTGATTCATCAATACCTATATGAGCCAGTTTCTTTATTTCTCGTTTACTTAACGAACCACCAGCATCTAAAGTGTTTGCTGCTTTCAGTACCTTAGATTGAGTAATAAGCCCAGACCACATTTTCATAGTATCGGTGTATTGATTCATCAACGTAAGGTTGCCAAATTTCTGTGATGACCACTGTAAACCACGCTCTAAATAGCTACGTCTGCTATAGGGATCGCTAAGGTCAGCAATCACTTTAGAACGACTTGATAATGCATATTCAAGACCAATACCCATCTCACGTAAATCAGATTTAGCAATACGCATAGCACCGATATCAGTTAGCATTTTACCCAATGGTTTTAACGCACTACGTAAACCATGTTGCATAATCGGACGAGCCATATCAGGTAACGATGATATTGTCATACCCCCCAATAAACGTAAAAAGTTAATGTGACGAGCCACACGGCCAGCACGAACAAAGAAAGTAGATGGATCTTTAGGTGCGCCATAAGTTCCTAACAGGCGGTCACGCATAGCACGAATATCACGTAAATCGGCCTTTCTTCGTGCTTCTAATCGACTACGTTCTTTAGGTGTGGCTGCATCAGCAATAAGCTGGTTGTATTCCTCTGTAATCGCTTTGATTTGATTATCCATATCAACACGACCAAATTTAGCCGTGAGTTCAATTTCAGGCGCGACTTGGCGAATATAGTTTTCCATCACATAGTTAACATCTGATTCGAGATAGTCTTTAATGCGTTCATCAGGAATGTTTAGCGTTCTATCTTTTGTAAAACCAGCACGCTTAACTAATCCATCAGGGATCAGTTCACCGGGTACAATGCCAGATGGTGCACCGATAATTTTATTAACGATATCATCTGCTACAGCATCTAACTCTTCACGCTCTAAAGGTGTCATGCGATTCAATGCGGACTGTCTAATTCTGTCATGGCGAGTTAATGAATTTGCTGTTCGTGTTAAACGACGATGTTCATTTCTAACTTGCGAGGGTTATCAAGAATATCAACGCTACGTTGTAATGCAGGTAATTTATTCTCAGCATCATTAATACGCTGTAATTTTCTTTGTAATGTTGCTTGTCTTCTTGTTTGCGTTTTATTTAGCTTAGCAAGGTTAGATAGTGAATTTAACTCAACTTCTACCGCATTCTTTTCATTAATAATTTTTTGATATTTATTAATATCATCCATCAACAAAGATTTTTTACCTGACCAATTCTCAGCTTCTTTAATTTCAAGCCCTAAACGTTCGGCTTGCGGTGAAGCGTTACGTGCTTTATCAATACCAATTTCAGCACGATCAAGGCTACCTTTGGCTTTATTTATTGATGTTTGATTAATCTCTTCTAACCAGTCAGCAATGATTTTCTTAAACTCAGTACGATCATTTAAAATTTTGTCGAATTTATAAATACGAGGGAAATAACTTTGTGCCGTTGTCACCTTTACACCTTCACGTAAGATCCCTAATTCAACCATTCTATCTTTGGTTGCTTCGACAATAGGTCTAATAGAACGTGCCGCTTCTGCCACTTGTGGTATTGCATGAGTATCACCATTGCGCATAGCATCACCAACAGCCTCACTAAATTGGTAATAGCTCATATCACGGCCACCAGATTGACGATACTGTTTAAAGTGATCTTTCGTTGATTCTACTTGTTTATAAACGAGAGTTTCATAACCTCTCACTTTTGTTTCAACAGCGGTAAATGTCGCAATACCTTCTTCATTTTTAGCAAAGGTAAAGTTATTTTCTGTGAGTTGTTGGTTAATTTGTCGCGCTGTTTTAGAGGGGGATTGAGCAACACGGCCAACAGGGCTAACATTCATCGTACGATTAATAAATGATGGCCCTTTTAAGGTTTCTTGTTCTAATGTGGTGTTAGGTACTTCCATTGCACCAACACTAGAATTATCAGGAATATTATTTGGAATATTTTGTTGCCCTGATTGTTGTTCTCCAATTAAATCATTTCTTACTTTTGTTACCAATTCACCACGGTTTTTTACTAACTGTGCGGCTGAACCTAGGGTTCCACCGATCATGGCGTCAAGTGTAATGTTAATTGCACTTTCAGTTAATGTTCGTGTTTCTTGGGTACTATGCAATGCCATTTCAGAAGCTACACCACCAGCGATATTTGCCAATGCAAACTTACCTGCGGTTGTGGCCACACTGCCACCTTTTACAATAGCTCCCCCTGGTATCATCATTGCAGCAACATTAATTGGATCAATAACCCCCATAGCAATACTACTCACAACACCAGCACCGCCAGCATCTGCTAACATTTGCTTATCGTTACGCTCACGATCAATACGTTGTTTTATTGCAGCGGTTTCTTGAGGAGAGTTTGAATGAATAAAGGCATCGGCATAGTCTTCATAGCCTGAAAGCGTTAATTCATCTTCAAATGGGTTATAGCCTTCTACATCTTCAAATTGATTAAAAGGTGCAGTAGCAATCAAGCTACCCACTGAGTTATCGATACGAAACGCCGCATCACGTAATTCTTTAGTTTGCCGTCTATCATCAAGCGGATTAATAGGGTCATACCAAGACGGTGAAACATTATCACCGTAAGTAGGTTCTGTTTGCTGAACAGCATTAATATCCGCAGATAAAATATCATCAGGTTGTTGTTCGTAAATAGGCATCAGTCTTTATCCCAAGAAAAATAATTATTGAATTTATTTACTCGCTCATTGTGAGCTTCTTTATATTGCTCACGGATACTTTTACGACGTTCATCAAATTCTGAGCGCGATTTATCCAATGCTTCTTCTCGTTCCCTTTTATCCTGTGCTTCCTTAACGCTTTGTTGGCGTTTTTCCATTACCTCTTTATACATTGGTGATGATGACTGTTCTGGTTTAAAGCGAATAGGCAAGCCGTTATCTCCCGTGTATGGGCGATAAATAGGGATATCATCACTACCGGTTTGTTTTATCATTATGCCGTAGCTGTAATCTCTGGGGGTCACTGCATCAGAGACAATAACGATTTCAGTGCCAGAAGAAGCGCCACCAAATGACTTAGACATTAATTGCTTTTTCTCTTCTTCCCATTGGCCAGCAATCCAGTTGCCGGCACCTGATTCATTAATACCGTATACGGCTTCTGGTGCATAACGCATAACTTCTTCACTGCCATTAATATTTGATACTGCCCACTTTCTTTTAATTTGAGCGTTGGTCATTTTCTTGGCTAGTTCTGCATCACCGCCTGTTTCAGCAAAGTTAGCGTCATACAGTGTTTGATAGTCACGTAAGTAAGCGCCATTTTGAGTACCAGGCTTACTAACGCTTGGTGAAGAAAATGGTTTATACCAAGGGTAAAAATCATTGATATTAGATTGCGCTGCTTTATCTCTATCCTTGATATATCCTTTATCCCTGATTTGAGAAGCGATCATTTGCTTAGTGCGTTCATCTTGTTCAAATGTCGTCTTAAATGCAGTTTCTACCGCTTTCTCATCAGGCATACCAGCTCGACTTAAACTATATACTTTTGAGTAATACGCCATTGTGCTTGATGGAATATCCGTAGCTGATGCCGGATTATTATCAAATATCTGCCCATACATTTTCGCGATAGGAAGAACAACTTCAGGATCTTTAGATGTTGCCCCCATATTCAATACAGACTTAACTTGTGATGGGATAATCCCTGTTCTTGCTGTAAGTTCGGCAACGGCATTTAAGCTGTTATCATCACGTAAATTAAAGCTCTGCTGAATATGTTGTTCAAAGTAATCATCTGCTGCCTGCTGATTATTCTTATCATTGGGATCAAGCGGAAAATTATTTTGAATGGAAAGCTGTAATCGGTTAGCAGCAAACTGCTTATCTTGTTCCTTGATATTACCTTCAACGAACTTACCAAATTTCTCCCAACGTTGAATTTTGCTTTCGTAGTTTGCTTCGCCCGTTTGTGGTTTGATTTGAGATAACAAAGCTTGCTGTGCTTGTGGAGACATCTCTTTAGCTGCTGACATAAAACCAGCATAACGCTTAGCTTCTTGCATATCGACAGACATAGCTGAACCTTTGTCATAGCCAAATGCAGAGATTAATTCATCATGAGTAGGCGCATTAGGTGCTTCAAGTCCTCTTTCCCATGCTGCGTAAGAGTCAGCGACACGAGTACCGAATTGTTGCTGTAACTCACCTTGTTTTTGCTTACGTAGCTGTTCTGCTTGTCGTAAATATTTTGCTTGGTCAGCTTCATCTAAGGCATCGAAAGCGGCAGATCCAGTTAATAGTTTGGGTGCTTCAGATGTCGTTTGTAATTCAACAAAACCAAGTGCTGACTGTATACCCGTTGCTATCTGTTCATCAGTATAATTAACTCGATTTTGCCCATTTTCTTTATACATTATCGCTGTCGATAAATGCGTTAAGGTATCGAGATTCGTTAAATCTAATGGTTGATTAGGTGCAACACCGAGGTAATCAGATACATACTCAATGTATGCCTGAGTATCATTATTATCTTCTGGTGGCGCCCAACGATTAATAATCTGCTCAGGTGTAACGAAACCTTGTCGAGCATAAGAAAGTAGATTTTTACCTAATGCTCTAATGCCGTGCTCAGGTGTGGCAAACTTAGCAAATGCACCATCATCACCGGTTTGCCCTACCCATTTATTGCTAGATATACGAATATTACCAGGGTTGTTGTTTCTAACGCCTCTTGTATCACCGTTACTAGGTGTATACATATTCTCTTGCTGTTTATGCAGATTATCAGCGTAAGCAGTAGCATCTTCAGGGTTATCAAAAATCCCTAAGTGCTTACCTGTTTGCTCGTATAACGCAATGGCTTCATCATCAGATAACAGCTTACCATCGTCACTTACGGTAGGTATTAGCACTTCGCCATCATCGGTACCAATAGAAATCGTTCTTACTGTACTAATTGAGCCGTCTTCGTTTTTAACTGTTGGTCTATTGAGTAAGTTAATATTGCCCTGCTGAGTCATTCCTTTAACTTTGCCAACAGTACCACCATAGAACGCATTATTTCTGGTAGTGCCACCAAGGCTTGAAGGTTCTCCATTTCGTTCTAAGAACCCCATATAATCAGCACCGAGTTGGTTTTCAATTGCTTTACGTGCAGTCGCTACTTTGAATTCTTGTTTCTTGGCGAGGATCTGCTCTTCACCCCAACCGTGTGATAATCCAAACTCTTCTATTTGCTGAAACACTTGTTTATGTGCAGAGATATAAGCCTGATTATCGCCGTACATTGATGCGGCAGACTCTGCATTTAATGTTAACGTTGATTGAAACTGGTCTTGTTCATAAGCTTTGATTTGCCCCATCTCATGACGATTCGCTTGTGATGCAAACTGAACACCCATTTCTTGCGCTTGTTGCATAAAGCTTTGTCGAACAATATCGTCAGGTAATGTTGATGATATTTCACCAGCATAATCACGAAATGACTGCTCATACTCAGACGCTTTACCAATCGCATTCTTACCTTGCTGTGAAAGTAATCCATTTTGTGGATCGGTCATCAGTTCATTGGCTTTTTGTCGTAGCTGTAATGCAGCATCTTGCGCCAGTGCAACATTGGCCCTTTGTTTTGCTTCTGCAAACAAACCAACATATTGCTCACCAACACGACCAATGCCAGCGCCAAAAGCATCAGGTGATGATTGAACAGAAAACCCATTATTCGGTAACTGCTCAGGCATAACCGTTCTATTATCGTATGTAGGAACCTTTGGCATAATTAAAATCCTTTTGGTGCTTTAGCGAATGTTTTGCCGGCTTTCGCAGCACCTGAGCCACCACCACCGAACGGACTCCATGTACCACCAGCCAACTGATACGCGCCATAAGCTTGAATAGGGGCTGTTAATAACGTTGTCATTGCACCCATATTACCTGAGCGTCTTGCCATTTTTGCATTAAGGCGATCATTCTCAGCTTGCATACGATAGCCATACGCTTCACGAGAAGCGTTATTAACCATAGTTAACGCATCAAGCTCACCCATTGCGGCAGTATCACCCAAAATATCTAAAGCACCAGCAGTACTTAAATCAATGCCACTGGCTGACATTGTTGCCGCCTGTGTGCCGGCTAATTGGCGAGTACGTCTACGCTGTTCTTGTGCCTGAGCGTTTCCTTTATTAATTGCATCAAGCGCAGCATCTTCATTAATTTTGGCGTTTTGATTGGCCACTGATGCTTGAAATTTACCATCGGTATATTGTCCGTATGCTTGCAATGCAGAAGTACCAATCACTGCAGCTGCTAATGTTGTTGGTTCACACATTATTTAGCCCTCAATGTAAAACGATGGAAAGGTAACTGAAGTAAACCTGCTGGCTTTGCTTCTTCAATCTGAAACCCCAACCAATGGAGCCAAGCCTTAGCAATATGATTACGTTCATCGACATAATTCATCAGTGTTGGGTATTGCCCTAACATCTGTTTTAAGATGGGTTTACAACGCCGTAGAAAGGTTTTCTGGTGTTGCTCTAATAAATCAGTCCCCACCAACCAAGGAACACCTAAACCAGTAAGTAATGAGCCAGAAGCAACACCAAAAATAGTCACCACCTCATTATTAATAATACCGGCATAGGCTTTAGTAGAAACAGATAAGCCATGTCGTAATACCTGTTCAGGTGTTTGCATTGACATAGCATAGAACTCATCAACATCAGCTTGTCTTACATGTGGCAATAAACGAACGATATGTTCATGAGTAGCAGGAATAATTTGTACATGATGTTTTTTCATATTAGAAACCACCAGCATCAATACGCGGAATAACAGAGAGCACCGCTAACGGTAACGGGTCAACCTGTCTAATAAAGACACGTCCGTTTTTGCTCCAATCTGCATCTAAATTAATTTCAACAATGCCTGTGGCATCATCAACAGGATTGTCGTAAAACTCGAATTGACGTTGAGGATACTCATATAGCCGTTCTTTTTCAGTACCAGCCCAAATCCCCCTACTACTATTTACAATTAAGCTGGCAACCTTAATGAGTTTCTTCTTATCAAGTAATGTTTCTTGCCCATTGATATGGATATCAAGTGTTTCTAATTCACTGGTAATAGGTAATCCGATATGTACTACGGCTGATGGTGTATCAATTTCCACTGCACCATTGGTGACAATGGCCTGCGGTGAAACATTAGCATCAGAAAGAATATTAACTGTCTTGCCTTCAAGATGATTTAAGCCAGCAAAGCGATAGCGGGCAATGCTCCATTCAGTAGTGGGCGTATTTTGTAATGCTAGTGGAATATTGCGATTAGCAGAAATAACCACTTGATTTGCAGATACATATTGAACAATCTTACAGCGAAGCTCTTTATGTTCATTATCTTCAAAATAAGGAATATTGACGGCACTACCAATATCAGAAGCACTAAAGACCGGATCACCTGAAATCACTAATGGATAGTTTTCTTGATAGTTCCACTCACCCGAACCGCTAGTGATGGTTGCTGTTTTTACATCATCAGTGTTTCTACCGTCATAACTTAAGCCAGAATCCACAAAGAAAGCATTTTCTGTACGAGTAAATAAACGGCTAGCTAAGCGCTCTACATACCGAAACTGTTTACCGTTTACTGTACGCTGAACAATAAAATAGGCTGAATCTTCATTGCCTTCACTAATCGAACACGTTGACTCAAATTTCCCTTCTGTCGATTGTGGTGCCCATGCAAAAACTTGTTGCTCTCTTAAATAGGTTAAAGCCAGCATTAACCCATCGTCACGTATGCACCATGCAATAGAATATGGAACCGTAGTAAATGACCAATCAACAATACGGTGACGTTGAAATAGGTGATTTGCCAACATAGTTAAGTCAGTGCCTTGGTACCCATCCACATCAAAGGAGTACGATAAATCACGCACAGCACTACCTTTCTCTTGTATATAAAGCGCAATGTTCGCAACAGAGATTGGCGGTAAATCACTTGAACCGTTAGCACCTTGTGATGACATTGAAAAACTGGAAGGTGTAAGCACTTTGTTCTGATCGCCTGTGATTTGATATTCACCACCAGAGGTCAATGCCACCAGCGAACCGACATCAATCAAATGGCGAATTTCATTAACTTGACGACCTGCATACGTGTAGATAATGCGATCATCATCTTGAATAGGATTGTTGCGCCCAAAGTCTTTATAGTCACCGCTACGACTGGCCCATATCGTTTGTGGGTAGGCACGAGAGCCGGCAAAGAATAAACGTTGTTGATAATAAACAACGGTGCTTGGATAACCATCAACATCATTCCACACTGCACGCGCCCATTTATGGCTTGCATTATCTTCACCAACGGCATTGGATGGAATATAAGAGATCACCTTTCCTGTGGCTGTTTTGCCATCTTCACTAACAGTTTCAATTTTTACGATACCAAAACCACTATGCAAATATTCCCACTGGATCCCTGTATCACCACCCCAACCATCCCAGCTCATTCCTTCCGTGTGAGACGGTCTTAATGTTCCTGTTTTACCGCCACTATTGGCACGATAGTAGTTACTGTCAGCACGGCGTTGATCATTAAGGTTGGTTGTTTTATCTGTTTCCCATACAGGAACCGCATCAATATCACGTTGCTCTAAATAGAACTGCTTACCTATTTGCTCGGTACCAAAAATATCATGCGTAGACGTTAACGTAATTTGCCCCGTGCTTGCACTGGCATAAACTTTCATTGCCTTATCGGTATTGATATCTTCAAAGGGACCGTTCTTGGTTTCAACGGAGACTAACTTCCAATCATCATGATCGTAACGCTGTAACTCCATTGGTGGATAATCAGTATGAACAATCGTCATAACATCTGCTGATTGCGTATACTTCAAATCAAACAAATCAGCTTCTTTATAAGGTGTCACTAATTCAAACACTTCACCTTTATGTTCACCATCAGCATAGAGAACCTGCCCACCATCTTTAAATACGCGAATATAACGATCACCAAACTCTAACGCATAGGTTTGTACTGTGCTGAATTGGAAAGGAATAAGGCGAGACTTCTTATTTTGATACTTTGTTTCAGCAATAAATCGTGTGCCTGGTCTATTCTCAACACCACCATATTGACGAACAATAAAGTTATGGCACTTGCGCAGTGCAGTTGAATACTTCGCAAGATCAACACGCCCATATAGGCTTGGTGCAATTTCACCGCCTGAAAAACTAGGCTGAATAAGACTAAATGGCATTATGACAACCTCGCTTGTGTGAATTCATCCATATAATCAGTTGGCTCTGCTGACTCACTTAATGAATGTGCTGCCGCGCTTTTAATAACACCTTGGTAAATTTGTAGTGCTTCACCACCAATACCCGCATTTGATGCCAATGGACGAGCCAATTCAGCAGCTAAACGCCATGCAAGCGCATCTTTAAATAACGCATCAAACATATTGACGTCAGTAATACGTGCAACATATTCAAGCCAAGCACTAGGGTGATCAGTAAAAATTAAGCGACCAGTGCCATTCTCATCTGAACCAACATGAAAATGGATTGCTGTATCTGGTCTACGGTACTTTTGATGAGGTTCGACAATACCAATGGCTTTTAAGCAATCATTGGGATAGCGATAGGCATACGCCCAATTAGGTGGTGGATTATTTGTATTGGCTAATGCCACCTTTTTAGTCGCAAAGTTCCAAGGAAAATCGGCCAGCACACTATCACGGCATTGCGCATAATGAAGGTTGCATTGAACGGCTTCTTTGCTGGCTTCAGTCATGCTATTAATTGAACGACTATTACCAATGCGACTTAATGCAATATTGCAAATTTCAATTTCAGAGGCCATTACTCACCCCCATCAAAAAGAACATCTGCCGTTGATTTTGTGTCGCCTGCACCTAGAGCCAGATCGGTTATTTGTAGCTCTACATATATTGACTTCTTCCCTTCACGTTCATTAATAGATTTAGACAGTATTTTGGCAACAGCAGACAGATCAATACTTTCACCAACATCAGGAATAGAAACGCCTAATTTTTCTATTGTGTCGTTTTCAAGTGAAATACGTAGCCCGTACGGATATTCTTCACGAGTTTCTTTTTCACCTTTGGCATTTTCATAAGTTTCTGTGCTGGTTTTTAGATTGATTAGTTTCATTGGATATCTCTCGGCTCAAGTAGAAAATAAAAAAGGGGCTCTCGCCCCCTTTATCATCGGGGGTTAAACCCCAAGTTCTTTCCGCTTTTCATCTATTGCGGTGCGCATTTTATCTGCGCCCATATTGTGATGAGGTGCTTTACCAAATAGCTGGGTATATTGCTCACGAAGCGCATCAAGGCTTGAATCAATCGCCACACCTGAACCGCTTACAGCAATATTACTTACGCCTTCACCAGTATTATCACCAGCCCCATCAGCCACACTATGAGTATTAAGTCGAGCATCAGCGCCACCAATTAACGCTAAGTTATCGCCAGCTATACCGTCGTACTCAACCTCTTCACCGATTTCAAGTAGACGCCCAGCGATAAATGATTTTTTTAAAACCTTATATCGTGACATGTCACACCTTATTGAGTTACAGCATCGTAAATAGGATGAGCATCAACAGTTAGGTTAATGCCCGCAGTGAACTTACCCGCCGTTAATGGCCCTTCTGCAACAACGTATTGCAGACGCAGGTACTTCAAAACGCCTTGAGGTACTTTCGCCACAATACGTTTACCTGCATTTAAATCAGCAATTGGTATTGCCACAGATTCAAAGATAGATTTAGCATCAGAGAATTTATCGTCTGTCGCGGTTTCTAACTTAATTTGAACCGTCGCTTCACCTGATGCTTTAGCCTGTTCAGTCACTTGTGCAAACAGCTCTAATGGCTCACCAATACCGATATCACGAAATGCACCATGCACTGGCGTTAAGTCGATAATTTGCTTACTTACAGCAGATGCAGTAACCGCCTGATCCAGTGAAAAAAGCGTTTCTTTATCTAAAATCATTTTGACTATCTCCAAATAAATGAAAGTTAGCGGAGCCGTTAAACGACACCGCAATAACTTATTTCACCTGATCTTCAGTCGTTAAGATGGCATCAACACGGCGAACAGGAATTTCATCGAATGAAACAACTTTCTTACCGGCAACTTCTGCCATGGAAATATTGACGTTTTTGCTGTTTTTAATTTGACGACGCATCCAGCTACGAATTTGCTGGTTACAATAAAAAACAGGACGCCCCATAGAGAGGTTAGGGATCTTCTCAATTGCTTGAATAAACAAGTCTGGCAAATCGAGTGTGTCCGCTTTTTCTGGATCTTTACCAATTTTGGATAAATCAATATTGGCGATACGGACAACATAACGCCAGTCACGAACTGAGATACCATTTTTCCATTGGAAGTGAGTACTAAAGCCTTGGTATTTACCTTTGTTCTCATCTTCTAAAGTAACTTCGCCTAAATGGTTTTGCTCTAAACCTGCTTTAGAACCTTTAGGGAAAATACCGTGAACCGTGTTTTCACCCCATACCACTAACCACACAGAAGTTAAGTTACTGCCAGTACCACCAGCATCAATGATATTGACTGCATTCTTTGCTTTCATATCGTTAAAGCGTGCAGCTAATCCCGTAAAGCGCTGAGGATGAACCGTAGCATCACCATAAATAACTGTTTCAGCCATTTGCTGGTTCATTGACTCTAAGAATGCAATTGATTCAGACAATAGAAATTCATTCTTTTGCCCGTTCAAGTTAGCAAGATCTTTATCAACTTCAGAATAGGTTTCAAGCATACCAATCGCATCAGTAACCTGTGCTGTGGTTGATTTGCTTGGCGGTACACCATAATTAAGCAAACGCCATGTCGCAGATGGTAAACCAGTACGAACGGTTGTACGGTGACCCGTTGGTAAATTACCTTCAACGAAAACCATATCATCAAGAATTTCATTAGACTGATTCAGCAATTCGACGATCTTCGCTTGCTTGCTGTCAGGGCCTTGTCGTTTAGCCCAATCAACGAGAGTTAAAGCAGGCATGTTATTTCCTCTTTGTTATCCAAATAAAACATCAGCAGCACTTTTACTGCCGTTACTGTTGCCAGTGACAAGACCGTCCTCTGACATTGCTTTGCCTATCTTGGCAAAAGCCCGAATAATCTCTGGGTGATTACCTAACCCTGTTTCTGTTAAATACAATTTCAAATCATCAGAACCATAGGTATCTAATGCCTTTTGTGCTGCACCAATAGACTCATTTGATCCTAATTCTTCATCTGCTTTAACAGTTTCAGCCCATTGCTCAGTCTGCTTTTGCCAACCATCATTGATTTGTTTCTGAATAGCAGGCATGATTTTAGAGCCATAAACATCAACCAGTTTTTGCGCTTGTTCGTTGTTTAAATTCAGCTCACGAGCAATCGGCTCAAAGACTTCTAATGCACCTTTATCAAGCTCTTGCCCTTCTTCTGGTGCTTTAAATTCATACTTTTCAGGCGCACCTACATCTGATTTATTGGCATCATTTTTCTTATCAGCCGGCTTGCCCTGCTCTCCACCATTCTCTTTTTCAGTGCTTTTAGTAGGATCATCACTATTTGCTGGTGGCTCATTTTTATCTGTTGCTGATGTTTCTTGAGTAGGTTCCGTTGCTGTACCGCCACCGCCTTCACCTCCCTCGCTGTGTTGCTCGTTATACAAACGACGCATAATTAATTTCTGCCATAAGTTCATGACTGTTTCTCCCCTTGTTAAACGCTTGGTGTAGTTGCTTCATTTGCCATTTGCGCATAAAGCTCAGGACAAACTTGGTGTAATTGATTGAAAACTTTTAACCCATAGTTACGTTCTCCCTCTCTAAATGCCATTGCATAGGGATCATTAGAAAAAGAGCTACGAAATACGCCAGAGTCAGAAATCAAACGCCAAATAACAGCACGCCCAGCTTCTGTGGACATAACCTCTTTTAGCTGTTGTTCCTCTTTCTCTTGCCTATTTTTTTGTTGAATATCGTATTCAGTGCGAGCAATTCTCTCGTCTTCATACGCATCGAATGGATGTGTCATTGAGCACCTCCACCAGCCATAGCGGACAAGGCACTATCATTATCAAGATTGGTATCACTGAGGGTTTTAGCACCATCAATAGCGGACTGCGCCATTTGCATCTGAGCCATTTGTTGTTGCTGTGCTTGTCGTTGTTGACGTATGGCTTGTACTTGCTCATTGGTTGCAACGATAGTTGGAGAGACACCAATAGCAGACGCATAATTATCAATGGCATCATCAGCATTAAGCTTATCAAGGGCTTCAGGCTTAACTTTTGCCAGATTGCCAACAAAGCCAGCAAAGCGTTCGATACTGCCAACACCAATCGATTTCTGTGCCTGAGCCATTACAGAAATGTACTCAACCTTTAGATCCATTCCCTGCATTTCATCAGGTGCAATGGGAAGTAAGTTTTTATTTACTAAGATTGAGAAAGTGCGATTAATCAGTTTGTCGAGTAACTCAGAATCAAGGCGTTGCAGAACAGGCCCTAATTGCAATAGCTTCTCTTCACGCATTTCAACAACGGCTTCGATCGGCATAGAGCGCGTATTCACCATTTGCATCATGCGGAACAAATCAACAAAGTAAGCGGTATCAATCAGTTGACGGGTATCTTGAACATCTTCAAGTAGTGCTTTCAATGCTACGGGTTGAACATCAAAAATCGTTTGAATTTTATTAGTAGGATTTGCCTCATCAAGATAGTTAATGCCTCCGGGTATGGTATTTACCCGTTGGTTTTTTAATGAGGCTGGCACTTGTAAAGGTGGATTGGTCAGCTTATCAATCATCTGCGCTTTACGTTTTTGCATTAATTGAAGTGCTTTAGTACCACCTAACGCAAACATACCAGGGCAAGATGAACCGTAAACATCTTCACCATTCACTTCCCAACGTGGCGCCATAATAGGAAATTCATCATAGCCAGATTCACGTAACACTTTCTCGCTATCGCCAGCCACTTCAAGATAAACGGATTTAAAAGGCTTATGCTTTGCCTCTAACTTTCCTGTTTGTCGTTCAAGGTTTGGATATACGGCATGAACCACTTCAACCCATTGGCTGTACTGGCTTGAATTCCACATTGATTTAACAGTATCGCTGACGCTATCAATCCCGAACTCCATTACCAACTGGCGAACGGTCATCGTAAATTTGCGATAGCAAACATCAACACTCAAACTTGGGCTATTCGCAATGTAATAACTGCCAAGGGGGAAATGAACAGTGCGAATAATACGCTGACTATCTTCAACAACCGCCATTGCAGCAGTGCCGAAAGTACCTAAATCACCATACATCAACGGTAATGACTGATAGAGATTAGAACGATTGAAAACTTCGTTCATGCGTTGTTCGGTGGTTTCTAGCCAAAGTTTTACAGGACCATAATCCATTAAATCAGGATCAGGTGTCGCTAAACGAAACCAAGGACGAGCAGGACTTGTAATACCCGACATCATTCCACTGGAAAGCACCGATGAAGCTAAAGATGCCGTAGGGTCAATGATCTTACTATTACGGCGATCACCTCGATTAACATCAGACGCAGTAAAGCGCGTACTACGAGGACGAGTGAAATCTGACAATTCACGCCAATGCGGTTCAAATGAGCTACGCTCTGTTTCCAACTGATTAAGTTGTTGCAGTAGCTGTTGTTTCAATGGCGTTGACATAGTCACCCCTTATTGACCAAGTAAGGTTTTACCGCTGGTGGATGCTGAACTTGTCGCACCCTGCGCACCTGTTAGTAACGTAGACTTACGACCTGCGGCTGCACGGCGACGACGCATTTCATCATCACGACTACCCGTTACTGCCGCATCTTGTTCTTGAGGTGCTGCCTGAACAGCAGGAGGAGTTGTAATTTTTGGAGTATTGCCAAATGGATTACACATATCGACACACCTTTATAATTAACCAATATTGCATATTAAATTAATAATACATGTTATTTGACAATATTGAAAATTATAACTACCATTTTGGTCATGCAATGCCACTGCATTTTTTCTCGGTATTGTTACCACGACAGCGTGCTTTACCTTAGGACTGTTTGCCCTCTACTCCAGAGGGCTTTTTTTATGCGAATGGATCGTAATCTGAATTGCTGACGTTAGCGCCAGAATGAAGTGAAGAGTAATTTCTATCTATTTTGGTGACTGGATAGGCGAACGTCAGTGCGAGCGCATCACCTTTACCGGGTGAACGACCAAGACGCTTTTTAATTTCTGTTTTATCTTCTAGTACAATCTTACTATCGATAACACGAACTTTGTATTCACCACATGACAAATCATCTGCGGTTTCCTGATCATCAATAGCCCCGCCAATTTTAAGCCATGTCTTAACGCTGTTATACATTTCACCACGTTTGTTTAGCATTTGTGGATCTGTTGATGCACCACCAAACTTAACTAAACGCCACACACGACCCCAACTTGTTCCAATGGAGTGAATGCCGGTACCATATCCAAAGTCGATATGAACAGCATCAGCCTTGTATTGATCTTCAAAGTCAGCAATGCGCTTTGCCATAACAACATCGTCAGTTGTTTTAAAGCCCGTCCACAAACATTTACTAAATAAACCTTGGCGCAGATAAATCACCGCATCATCAATACCAGAATAGGCGGGGTCAACACCAATGATTACAGGCGCATGAGCAACTTCTGCCTGTGTGACAATCCGCTTCATTGCTTCATCAGTTAAACCTGTTGGGATAAACTGTAGTTCTGATGCTGACGGGAACACACCACGAACACGGACTTTAAAGAAGTCGCTATCTTCGCCGTAGTCCTCTTCCCAGTTTTTAATCTGCTCTTTGTTGCTACCTTCAACGGTACGGCTATCAATCTGCTTAGTATTCCAACGATGTTTAAACTTACGAAAGCACTCACGAAAGCGCCCTGTGTTACGGGTTGGGTTACCAAATGCAATCCAAATGATTTCAGTACCTTCATCCGTTAACGCCCCTTCTGCCACTTCCCATACCAGATCGGCAATATTAGACGCTTCATCAAACACGAGGATAATACGCTTGCCTTTGTTGTGAAGCCCTGCAAATGCCTCTGTGTTGTTCTCTGACCACGGCACCGCATCAGCACGCCAAGCATTAGCATGATTAGGATCGTTTGAGTAGATAGCTGTCTTAGTACAAGTAAACCAATTATTAGTCAGCGATAGGCGTTGCCACTTCGCTATTTCTGGCCACGTTTTAGTACGTAGCTGATTTTCGGTGTTGGCAGTGACGACTACCTTACAATCTTCGCAGGTATCCATCCCCCACTTGATGATCATTGAAATAAAGGCAGATTTACCGATACCATGACCAGAAGCACGAGCAAGTAACAATGGCTGGTGGCGTGTCTTTGGATTGCGTAGATGTTCACCGATTTCATTTAATGCTTCGGCTTGCCACTGACGAGGGCCATTGTATTCTTCAAGCTCTCCACCAGCTTCACCCCACGGAAATGCGTAATACGCATAGCCTAATGGATCATGCGTAAATGATGCGATATCTTCAATGAGTTGTTCTTCTGGTGACTTCTGCAAAGCTTCTGACATTACTCAATGCTCCCTTGCTGAGCACGTTTACGAGCAGATGCCAACTTATCAGCCAATGATACGTTTACATCGACCTGTACCCTGTCTCTAAAGGCATTGATATCAACGTGCTTACCAATCAGTTCAAGCACCTTGATTTTATCCAGTAACTTTACTTTTTTAATACGTGTATCACCGTCAATATCGATGATATCGAAAGCAGCAACACTTTTACGCCAAATAGGTGACCATTCAGATATTGGTTTAATATCACCTTTCTCATTGAGAATATCGGCAATATCCGCATCAAGCATATCGACCAAACGCTTGAGAACATTGTCAGCACTCATCTTTGTGCGCTTATTACGCTGTTGCATAAGTTGTGCGATACGGTCTTGAATACGGGGATCAGCCATTAGCTGTGATGCGCGTTTGCAAGCACTGCCAGAAGCATATCCAGCAGAGATTGCAGCATCAGTTTGATTATCGGGGGATTTGATATATTCCTGACAGAAACGCTCCATCTTGTCGTTGATAGGCGTTGGCTGTCGTGCAGGTTTCTTTCTTGGTCTTTTGATAGTCATAATCATCACCTCTTTGGTTATTATGTCCACCAAAAAGTTAAACATCAAATCATATACTAGCCAATTAATTTTGAAATAGCAGGAATATATTGTGCAACAAGGCTACATACCGAGGCACTACCACCTGCAATGGTCATTACATTAGCCAATTTATCCATTATGCCTTTTTGGTCTTTAATTTGTTTCATTTCTTCAATTTGTGGAATAACAGTATTAATAGTATCCACATCCTTACCTTGCTCCTTTAATTGAAGCAGTTCAGATAATAAATTATTAATTAATTCATCAGATGGAAGCTGGATATTTTGGTTAAAATTTTCACTAGCATTAGCAATATTAGCGTTGCCATAAATGTGATTGGTAAAAGTCTGAGTAATCGCCTTCTCATCTTCTTTTGACAATTTAATATCCTCTATATTTTCAATCTTTTTTTCTATTTCCAATAAAAATTTTAGTATTTTATTCTTTATAGAATCAACAACACTATAGCACCCCATTCTAGGCAATATTTCATATGCTCTGATACAAAAAAGTCCACTATATAAATCTTTAAATTTGTACAGTACAGACATAGGCATATCTCGCCTAGGATCTTCATCACCAGAATAAAATAATAAACTTTCGAGATATGAAGCTGGGTAATATACTTTCCCTGATCCAAAGCTATCTTGTAAAGACTTAGGAATAAGATGTTTATCTATTGCCATTCCTGGAGCATTCACTCTAAATCCATCAGTAAAATCACCACGAATTACAGTGCCAATTATACGATAATCAGGAAGGACATCAGAATCTTCATATCCTTCCAATTCCAAGTCTGTCCATTTGATAAAAACGTCGTTATTAATTTTATATGCCAGTACCGCGCATTTGCGTAAAATATCAGTTATGTTTGATTCTGGATTTAAAATATCGGTTTGTATTTCAGAAAAAAGAGATGACATTTTTATTCTCCTATTTTTTTACTTATTCTACCTTCAACATCATTTCACGCCAGCCCTTTGTTACCCAACACTTAGCATCACCAGATAAACAGCATTGCTGTACGGGTAACTGCTCACCACAACGCTCACACTTGCGCTTAGATAGCTCCTCAGCTTGTCGCTTATACTCTGCATCATCTTTGCGAATAAGCATCTGCAAGTATTCAACAACATCATACGGCTCACGACCAGGCATACGTAGAACACAATTACGCTGTAACATTTCCATCTCTTGATTATCCACCAGCAATTCAATCTTTGTTACGCCAAGTTCCTTTTGGCGCTTACGTTGTAGTGCCTTACGTTCAGCAGGTGATTTAGCCATTTACTATCTCCTTTGGCACATCAACTTCACCACCTAACACCACAGCGACAGTAGCGCGACAAATTGCCTCTTGAGGTGTATCACCATCGTAATAATCATCTTGTAAGTAATTACAGATAGCAGACCATGCAATTTGATAATGATCATAGTCATCACTAACCATCTCGTTAATTAGTTCGATAGCGTACGTATCAATAAACTTACCACACTTTAACCAGTCACTAGATGGGCTATATACACAGTTATTAGCATCAACAATAAACTCTTTGCCAATACGAACATCAACACCAACGGCTTTACCTACCGCAAAATCAAGCGCTAATCCTTTTAGTTTTGAGGTTTTAATTTTCATCATTTGCCCTTGCGTGACATGTCACGGTTGTTTGATATGTTGAATAAGCCTAATAGCATCAATTTCTTGGCTCATAATTTCTTCCCAAACTCATTCAACGATTAATTAACTCAGTCACGAACTTAACGAATGGTAATAAGTTCATGATTTTCTGTATTTTCAGGTAACGTTACCCCTATCTTTCCCTGCTCACCCCAAAGCTTTGACGCACTGATATTCCACACCCTACAATCTTCATCAAAGATGGCATCCATAACAGCTTTAATCAGGTTATCGACATCAGGACGTTGCTGGTGGGGTTTACCATTCATCTCAATGCGTTTTTTCTTGCTCCATGATTTAGGCATAGGAATAACAAACGTTAGGTGAGCACCGCTTTCCGGTAGCGTAAAACGGTTAGCTCTCATCTCGTCACAAAAAGCATGGTACTTAACGACAACGGGTCTTTTCTTCCATACATCACGCTGTGTCATACGTGGCTTTGGTACAGGATTGATATAATAAATTTGCTGTTTCATGCGCGTACCGCCACCAACATTGCGTTCATACGGTTATGAATATCAGCAATTTTTCCATGCTGTAACGGCGGTAAACTCTTTCTGACGTAGGTTAGTGAGCCTTTCTGACAGATAACATGCTTATCCGTAGGTTTTGCTGGCTTCTTGGTCATTAGAGATGCTTCTTTTTTGATATCTAATTCACGTAGGCGCTCCATGTAATCAGGCGTTAGTTTGTAGACATACCCAATGCCAACTACCGCTTTGCGTTCTACAACAGAGCTTTCAATCAATTTAATCAGTGCATAATTGGTTGTTGAGCGGTTCTTCTTTCCCTTGAGATCAGAAGCAATTGCCGTTATCTCGTTAACTGACAATGGTTTTTTATTGTCACGTAAAATATCAACAACTAAATCCTGCATAAATTTCATATACGATAACCCTTAAGAGATTAATCATTATGGTTAATATATCCAATTTGGTTATGTTTTCAAGCGTAAAAAAACAGAGTTTTTAATTAAACTCATACCTACTTAAAACGCTCTCAAATCGTCTATACGCTGTTTTCACTACTCAGACACCCAATCGCATACCTACAATAAATAAAACTCACCAGTGTTTATTACGCTAAGGATTTTGATATCCAATAAACCTCATGCCGATTTATGTTTACGTTTTTCAGCATTTTCTAATAAATCCATCCATGCAGGCCTTGGTCTGGTTTTATCTTCAAGTCTTAACGTGGGTTTAGGTATTACCTCTCCTCGTTGCACTCGCTCAGACCACATACGGATCATTTTATTTAATCGCTTCTCAACCTCCGCTTCTGTCAGCCTAAGGTCATATACCTTTTGCCTAAGGTCAGTGAAGATCCAATACTGCACCGGATGCCTAAAGGGGTACATCTCAGCACTATGGTAATTACATCGTCTGGCTAGGTATTTATTGAAATCTCTCAGCATTTCATCAAATGGAATTCCAAAAGTATTAGCGTCTACCAACTTGTCAGAAAGCATTGAAATAACATCAGATAACTCTGGTGGCCACGGATTACCATGCTACAACGCTCAATGCAGAATTTAAATATCAAATCGAATTGATCGCTATTCAATCCGCTGAGTGCTCGTTTCCACATCAATGAGGGTTCCGTCCCGTTCTTGTTTGTCCATTTCTCCCCATAGAACTCCGTCATTTGTAGCCAAAGAGTCGAGATACTCTTGCCCATGTTTTTCTCTGATCTTATGTTCCACGAGTTGTACGGCTTTTGATTTGCCACTGTTTGGATCGAATTTAAATTCTGATTTGCCATTATTATTTACTCCAGTATTGCTATTATTCGCTTTAGCACGTTGGAATTTAATACTTTTTGCCAATGCCATTTCCCATTGTTCGTGATGTTTAGCTTTCCCCTCGGCTTTCCAGTACGTAATAAATTCGGCAAGTTCAGTTGGTTTAACTGGATCTGTTAGTGCATGTCCCCAAAAAGCAGATTTACGTAAAAAATCGCTATCAGGTTCCCATTCATCAAACATCACAAATTTACCGTCAACGCTAAAACCACCAGCAGGAACTCTGTCATTTAAAATAGCATTATCCACATCAGGCAAATTTCCTTCGCGCGTGTTACAGAGAGTTGTTTTAATACTTCCTTTCCCTTCCTTTCCTAAAGGTAGTCCTACCGTATCGCTACCGTAGTCATACGGTAGTAGGTTCATCTCTTTGATTTTACTTGGCGTTTTCTTGTTTACGACTTGATGTTTTGTGAAATTATTTATTAATCCAAAGTGCTTCCCATTTTGGGTAGAAAATAAGCTGATATAGCCACAGTTGGAAAGCTCCTGTAGTAGTACCGGAATACTACGGGAGGTTTCACGTATTGGAAAAACAGCCGCTTTTATTAGCTTTGGATTAGCATTGAAATAGCCTTCATCATCAGCGTAATTTAATAGCCCTATCGCCAATAAACACGCTGACTCAGATATTTCAGCCATATCCTCATCAGTCCAAAATGTTGGCTTAATAGTCCTGATACGGGCCATATCACCCCCTGATATTGTCTTCATAAGCAATATTTCTATTACGAGTACGAGCCATCTTTAATAACCTGCTGACTTCTTTTCTGTAGTTGGATGAATTAATTGCGGAACATTCAACACAAACACCATTACTGGTAAAACGCTCAGAATCATGACCATGTCTACATAATTTTCCCGTATAGAAACGACTTAGACCATTTTCAATGGCTTGCTTTCTAGTCACAATTTTCATCATCACCTCTTTTTCTATGATTAGTTAGCAATAAGATTATCCATTATTTTAAAATATATCAACCTAAAAAGACTTATTGGTTATCAATAAAAAATTAAGGACCACCGAAGTGATCCTTATCAATAAATAGCCTTTGAATTATTATCGAATAAAGAAATTGATTAATTGCTCTCTGGTTGTATCTGCACCGAACTCAATACAAATATCATATAACTTATTGAGTTTACTTAGTGAAGGCTTACGTTTTGCATAGCGTAGCTGATGTGATAGATACAATTGGCTATACCCCGTTCTTTGAGAAAATGCTTCTCTTTGCTTAATCGTTAAGCTATTCCAAAATTTTTTAAAGTCGAAAACTTCCATAATTTCACCAATTTGATTAACCAATAAATAATAGTAACCGTTTAGGTACTTTACCAAAAGGGTTATTTGTTTGTTTAATACACCATAACTTAATCAAATTTGTATAAAGAATAGACACCAAAGGACTTGGAGAAATGAAAAGCATTGCTGAAATTAGAAAAGATAACCTAATTTATATTATTGAACGCTACTATAACGGCAAACAAAAATTACTGGCTGATGCGTTAGGTGTAGCACCAAGTATGATCTCTCGTTACCTATCACCAAAAGATTTAAAAAGTCATCGTGAACTCACCGATCCAATGTCACGCAAAATTGAATATGTGACTAGAATTAGCAAATATTGGATGGATGTAGACCACTTAAAAGAAGGTCATGCGGAGTCAGAAAAAGAAGAATATATTCCGACTGAAATTGGCAAGATACTCTCAGATAACATCACAACATTTATGTTAAACGATGGAATAAAATCAAGAGTTAAGCTTTCTGTCGATTCAGGGCTTGCACAATCAACAGTTAACCGCATTATCAATTGTGAAGCCAGCGCCACCGCTGAAAGCATTGATGCTATTGCAAAAGCAATGGGACGCCAAGCCTATGAACTACTGATCCCTAAAAATGATAAAGGCACTATTAACTATGATAGAAGAGCCTATTCAAAACTTCCCGCCAGCGAACAAGCTGCTATTGAAAATTTCATTGAATTTATCATTAATAAAAACCAGCCTATCTCCCACGACTAACCCTTTCCATTAAAAAGAAGTCATATACTGGCTTCTTTTTACTCTTAATAAATCACTAAATTTCATAGTGATAAAAACAAACATAACCACATTGGTGATTTATTTGTTTTTCATGGTTGACAATGGTTAATTTATGGTTATGATTAAAAGCATAAGTTAACCAATACGGTTAATTTGCTCTTTAACAATATGGATAAAAGAGACTGATTTTTTAATGCGCTCAGACATAACCAATTTGGTGATTAGTCATGATCTTTTATATCAAAGACGGTAAGCATGTATTTACCTTATCTGGCTTAAATGAGTCACAGTCATTTGACAATTTTAAAGCTGGTATTGAGTGGGCTTATGTAAGAAAGCTCGCATTACAAACAGAACAATTAGTAGGTAAACAAAATGTCAGACACTAAGCACTTAAATGTGTTGATTGCAAAAGCTCTTTTACTTAACCAAGATATTACTGATAGCGAACAAGTAGATGCGCTAACAGCTCATATCAATGGTGATATTGAAAAAGAAGAGTTTAAGCAATATGACCACTTTATTAATATCACGCTACTTGCACTTTCATTGGTTCCTAATATCAGCAGTAAACTCAGTGAAGAGCAAATCGTTAACGCTATTATGTCATTTATTGATAACCCTGATATGCGTAGCGTTCGTCATAGAGTTAATCACTTTAACTCATTAATAAATCCAAAAACCACCTCAAATGAGGTAGAAAAAAAGGAAGTACCTCAGGAAGAGGTGATTTTTAACGCCAGTAAAGATAACCAAAACGGTCAACATAAGGAGGCGGAAGATATTCCAAAGGAAGAAAATGACCAATCTGCTTATTTTGAACCTGGTCGGTATCCCGATATTCCTAACGAGGTGTATCACAGTTCAAACGGCATCAGTAGTTCGATGCTAAAAGATGCTCGTATTAGTTTGATGTATTACGAGTTACGCCATATAACAAAAGTCATTGAGCGTGAAAATAAGCGTTGTTTCGATTTAGGTAGTGCGTTTCACACGTTAACAATGGAACCTGAAAAGTTTGATGCTGAATTCAGTGTTAAGCCAATTATTCCAGAAGGTGCCTTTACAACAACGGAAACAATGAAGTCATGGATTGACGAATACAACAATAAGTTGCCTAAGAAGCTCTCACAAGATGAGTTAAAAGCAATTATTGAAGAACATAATGCCACTCTGACACCGCAACTTTCCACCAGCGGAAAAGCCGAAGAGCTAGGTCAGATATACATGCAGTTTCCCGATGAATTTAAAACCATCCCTGAAGATGGAAAATTTACTGGTGCAGCAATGAAAGCCTGTATCAAAGCCTATAACGATACTTTGCCAACACCATTGAAAACCTCAGGGAATACAGAAGCATTACTTGAGCAGATATACCACCACATCAATCCTGAATTATATTTAGCAGAAGTAAGTAAGCCTGAGCCACTTAGAAAACCCGTCAAAAAAGATGATCTCATGCAGGTCATTAAAGAAGTGAACCCTGATGCTGTATTTGAAGATGAAATCATTAGCCAATGGCTTGGTGATGATTCAAAAATTCATGTTCAAACCGTTGACTATGAAATGGCAAGTAACATGCGTAGCGCTGTTATGAACCACAAAGAAGCATCCAGTTTATTAAACCACCCTAACCGTGTATCAGAAGTGAGTTACTACGGCATTGATGAAGATACCGGCCTTGAAATTCGAGTTCGTCCTGATATCGAAATTCAAACAGAAAATAATCGATTAGGTTTTGACCTCAAATCAATAGCACTTGGTCGATTTAAACAAGATGCCATTGAAACCATGATCCGCAGAGAAATCATTAATCGCGATTATCACATCAGTGCAGCTATGTATTGTGATGTGGCAATGCTGGATCAGTTCTTCTGGATATTCGTTAACAAAGACGAGCATTACCACTGGGTCGCTATCGTTGAAGCCTCTCCTGAATTACTTGAACTGGGTCGCGCTGAGTACAAAAAGACACTGCGTGATATCCGTGAAGCTATGGATACAGGATATTGGCCAGCGCCTATCACCACTACTCTCACTATCGGTATCACTGACTTTGAGCAGAGAAAGTTAGAAGAACTGCAAAACGAAGTCGCTTAATAAAACTGCGCTTGAACAATCAGGCGCACGTTTGGAGTAAATATTATGTCAGAAGTAGCAACTCTCGAAAGAAACCAATCAGTAATGAATAACACATCATTACTTTTTAATCCCGAATCATTAGACCGTATTGTTAAATTTGCTGAGCTAATGGCATCAGGTACAGCAACGGTGCCAAGACATCTGCAAGGTAAACCATCTGATTGTCTAGCTATCACAATGCTGTCTGCACGCTGGGGAATGGATCCTTTCGTTGTCGGTCAAAAAACACATGTCATCAATGGTGTGCTTGGTTATGAAGCCCAATTAGTAAATGCAGTTATTACCAGTTCAAATGCTGTTGTAGGTCGGTTCCATTACAAATACGGTGGCGACTGGGAAAAGATTGTAGGCATGAAAGATAAACGTGATGAATCGGGTTTATTTATTAAAGTCGGTGCAATTTTAAGAGGTGAAGAAGAAATTACATGGGGTGAGCCTGTTTATCTTGCTGATGTACAGACGAGAAACTCACCACTTTGGAAAACAATGCCTAAGCAACAAATCGCGTATCTCGCTGTAAAATATTGGGCCCGTCTTTATTGCCCTGAAGTTATTCTTGGTGTGTATACGCCAGAAGAACTTGAAGATCGCCCGATTAAAGACATCACCCCACCGAAAGAACGTGTAAGCATTAATGAAATCACCAATCAGCAACAGCCAATCAATGCTGAACCGGTAAAAGAGACTCAAGGCGAGTTTATACCTAAGTTCGATGCTGAAACCTTTAGATTAGCTATTGATGATGTTCAAACTGTCGAAGAAGCTAAAAATATTCGTGCAGAAATTGAGAACTTAAAAAATGAAATGGGGATCAACCTATTTACTGAATTAAAAAATAAAGCAGTACAGGCATACCACCGCATTGATGCACGTAATGCCTTAGAAGCTTCTATCAACTCACTTCCTGAATCTGGCTCACCTGAAGCTACAGAAGCATTTGAAAAAGTAGACAAGCTACTTAAATCAAGCAAGCGAAAACTCGGTGATGAGTTATACGAGTCTTTCTCTATCACGCTTGATGATATTCGCCCTGAATACCAGTAATCCTATTTAAAGCGGAGCTGTATCGCTCCGCAAGGAGTTTAAATATGAATATTAAATTACCTACCAACCCTATTCGTATGCCTGCAGTTTTAAAGCTAACAGGACTTTCTCGCTCAACTATTCGCACCTTAGAGAAGAAAGGTGATTTTCCAAAGCGTATGTATTTGTCGGTTCGTTGCGTGGCTTGGGAAGCTGAAGAAGTTGATGAGTGGTTGAAAAAGCGTTCTCAATCAAGAGAGACACCTAAATGTTATACCGAACGTAAGCGTAATGAAGCTGGGCAGTTTATTAGTGATTACTAGGCATTTTGACAGTGGATTAGTCATATGGATGTGAGTATGATTCCTGCTTTAATTGAGGGGGGGGTTATGAATAGCAGAGATTGGGTTGATTGGATTGCAATTGGTGCTAGCGTGTTGTCTTCTTTTGGTATTTTGGCAACTATAGGTGTTTATTTTTGGCAAAAAAAGATAATGCTAAAATTAAAGAAAGCAAAGAGCAAGTTCTTAGGGATAGATTTCATGAAGAAGAGTTTATATTAAAAACATTCCTTCAAGACATAGAAAAAATGCTCATAAAAGAGCGTGAGATTGAAAGGAAAAATAATAATTTAAATGGATATAAAATAAAAATACAAGAAATTGCATCGAGCTGTTTATTGTTTGTAAACGGAAACCATGTCAATGTAATAATACCTTCTGATACAATAATAAAAATATTATTTTCAGAAGCGATATCATGTAACTCTGAACTATCATCCATAATCTTAAAAAGAATAAGATTAATTGAGCGGACTTTAATTTTATATAACCACATCAAAGTAAAGCTTCAGGAAGATACAATAGAATATGGCGTAGTAAAAGGACCATTAATGACCATGATGATTGATAGCTTTACTATGCTGTTACAAGAATTAGAGTAATTTCAAGTAACCCTGCACTAGCAGGTTTTCTATACCTAAAATTCAGAGGACACAATGAAGCCAATACTTGATATGTGTTGTGGCTCTCGCATGTTTTATTTTGATAAACAAGATGACCGTGTTTTATTTAATGACATTAGAGCCGAAGAACATATTTTATGTGACGGGAGAATTTTAAATATAACACCAGATATTATTTCTGATTTTAAAAATCTTCCTTTCCAAGATAATTCATTTTATCAAGTGCTATTTGACCCACCTCATTTAATTAGAGTTGGAAAAAATAGCTGGATGTTTAAAAAATACGGTTCGTTAAATAAAGACTCATGGAGAGAAGATTTAAGTAAAGGGTTTAGTGAAGCATTTAGAGTGCTTAAGCCTGGAGGAACATTGCTGTTCAAATGGAATGAAACTCAAATACCCGTTAAACAAATATTAGCTTTAACCAATGAAAAACCAACAGCAGTACAGCGCGTAGGTAAAAATGATAAGACGCACTGGATCTCTTTTCTTAAGGAGATTAAATGAAAAAATACGACCTTATCTATTGTGATCCTCCGTGGGATTACAAAAATAAAGTTTCAAACGGTGCTGCTAAAAATCATTATCCAACAACTTCTCTCTTCAATTTAACCCATATCCCTATTCATTCTATTGCATCTGATAACGCAGTTCTTGCCATGTGGTATACAGGTAATTTTGTACTCGAGGCTATTAAATTAGCCGAAGCGTGGGGCTTTAAAGTCCGCACAATGAAAGCTTTTACATGGGTTAAGTTTAACACTTTAGCATGGCAACGAATTGATAAGTCGATTCAAAACAGTGAGTTATTTGATTATCACGACCTGTTTGAACTATTAGATGCTGAAACAAAAATGAATGGGGGAAACTACACCAGAGCCAATAGTGAAGATGTCTTAATCGCTACTCGAGGCAATGGATTACAGCGCATTAGTGCTAGCGTTAAACAAATCGTATTTAGTTGTTTAGGTGAGCATAGCGAAAAGCCGTGGGAAGTAAAAAACCGTCTTGAACAATTGTACGGTAATGTAAATCGCATTGAGCTATTCGCTCGTGACATGTCACAAGGTTGGGATGCATGGGGCGATCAATGTCCTAACAACAGTATCGAACTTATCAACTCTCATTTTATTTGTAAGGAATAAACATGCCTGATATCGCAGATGATGCTAATGACTTAACGGATCTACAAATCAACACCGCATTAGCAAATAGAGAGCCACCAGCCAAAAGCTTAACAGGATTTTGTATCTGGTGTCGTGAAGAGCCTGTAACAGAAAACAGCGCTTACTGCTCTAAAGAGTGTGGTGATGATCACGCTCAGTACAAAAGGAAAAACGGCTAATGATTATTTTGCTCACGTTATTAGCCGTGTACTTATGGCTTGCTGGATACCTATTTTCAGAGTCTAAGCACGAAAGCGACAATATAAAAGATATTGTGGCCAGACTGTTTTACTCCACAATCTGGCCTGTTGTCGGTGTGCTTTACCTATCGTCACTACTTGCTTATAAAACACTTGGCGAAGAATGACCGAGCGTTAATCTTTCTCTTTTATCCATTCATCCACCATATCAGCCCACTCTTGTAACATCTTCCTGCGCTGTTCAGCATATTCAGCTTTGTTGTAAACGGCTCTAACGCCATTTTGAACGTGTGCTAAACATTTCTCTATCCAATCTGAGTTATAACCCGCTTCGTGCAATAGAGTGCTTGCTGTGCGTCGTAAATCGTGAACAGTAACAGGTTCGAATTCAATACCTTTTTCATTGATACGTTTTACAGTTCCATCAATCACGTTATTCAATGCCGCATTAGAAAGTGGCTTTTTAATATCATATCGACCAGGCATTAAGTAATCGCTTCCCATCGCACAAACTTTCATACCGGTTAAGATATCCATTGCTTGGTCAGAGAGATAAATAACGTGCTCTTTTCTCCCCTTCATTCGCCCTTTAGGGATCACCCATTGTCTATTTTTAAAGTCTATTTCATCCCATGTAGCATGAATAAACTCAGACTTTCTGACTAATGTTAGCAAGACAAATTTAACGGCCAATTTTAAGGTTGGATAACAACTATAGTTTTCTAGTTCACGAAATAAGATACCGATTTCTTTCGGTGACATTGCCCTTTCTCGTGCCTGAAAAGTCCCTATCGAAGATGCCTTTATTGCATCTGCTGGGTTACTAATTTCATAACCTCTATCTATGGCATAAGTAAAAACTGAGCCAACAATCTCACGTACTTGTAATGCGGTCGCTTTTGCGCCCCTATCCTTTATCTTTTCACACAATGCTCTAAGCCTTGGTGTGGTGATCTCTTCAAGTTGAAGTTTGCCGAATACAGGATAGATTTCTTTTTCAATAATTGCTTCTTTCATGGCCCTTGTAGAGTCAGCATATTGAGCATCATTAAGGAAATTGACGGTATAGTCTTTGAATACCGTCCCTATTTTTTTACTCTCAATACCGTCACGCTTCTTTGAAGCTGGCGATATGCCTGCGTTTAGCAGCCTTTTTGCTTCAATTAATTCAGCTCTTGCTTCTGCAAGCGTGATACCGTCAGCACTGTATCGACCAAAAGTAACCGTTTCTCTCCTTCCATTAAAACGATAATCATATCTAAATGAAATAACACCACTTTTTGTCACTGCAACGTATAAACCATCTCTGTCAGACACTTTATAAAGCTTGTCTTGTGGCTTTAAACTTCTTAGTTTTGTATCGGTCAGCAT